TTTTAGGCGTAGATGATATGAAAGCCAAACTAGTTGGCGGCGGTGCTAGACCTAATCTATTCAAAGTAACAATGGCTTTTCCAAGTTATGTTACAGCGAATGTAGAATTGGCATCATACATGTGTAAGGCAACAAGTATGCCAGCAAGTACTATTGCAGCTATTGCGGTTCCTTTTAGAGGTCGTAATTTGCAAATAGCTGGTGACAGAACGTTTGATCCATGGTCGGTTACTGTAATCAACGATACGGACTTTAATGTACGTAACTCTTTTGAACAGTGGATGAATGGTATTAATCAACATAACGAGAACACAGGTTTAACACAGCCTAGTTCTTATATGGCTGATATGATCGTTCAACAACTGGATAAAGATGGTACTGTAAAGAAAACTTATAACATTCGTGGGACTTTCCCTACTAACTTAGGTGCAATTGAACTAAGTTATGATAGTGAGAATGCTATTGAAGAGTTTGAAGTTGAATTACAAGTTCAATATTGGGAATCTGATAAGACAACGTAAATCATCGTAACATAACACAAGGAGTGCCGAAAGGCACTCTTTCTTAAGTGTTATAAATATATTTAAGAAAGAGTGAATAAAGGACAAGATATAAATGGCAGATAAAGATGGAAGAAGTTTCTTTGGCTTTGAGTTTAAAAGAAAAGCAATAGAAACAAATAAGAAACCGGTATCATTCGCAGCTGATAATGAGGATGGCGCGTATGAAATATCCCCAACAGGTGGATACTTTGGCCAATACATGGATATTGGTGGAGATAAATTTCAAACAGACAAAGATCTAATCATGAAGTATCGTGCGATCTCTTCATATCCTGAAGTGGATATGGCGATTGAAGACATATGTAATGAAGCGATCACTGATGAGAACGGTATTATTGTTAAATTAAATCTAGATGAATTAGATCAGGCTGACAATGTTAAAGATCTAATCATGGAAGAGTTCGATAGAATTCTAAGTTTAACTAACTTCTCTATGACAGCATACGATACCTTCAGACGTTGGTACATAGACGGTAGACTATTCTATCATGTCATTATCAATGAGAATAAAGCTGACGCTGGTATATTAGAACTAAGACAAATAGATCCTACAAAGATTCGTAAGATTAAAGAAGTCGAGAAGGTTAAAGATCCTAAGACTGGAGCTGAGCTTACAAAGGAAGGTAAAGAATATTACTTGTATCAAGATGATGCAATGGTTAATAACGCAGAAGGTTTAAAGATCAATGTTGATTCTATTATACAGGTTAACTCAGGTCTATTAAATGATGATCGTAATAAGGTTGTAGGCTATCTAAACAAAGCACTTAAACCTTTAAACCAATTAAGCATGATGGAAGACTCACTAGTCATCTATCGTATATCAAGAGCACCTGAACGTCGTATATTTTATATTGATGTAGGTAATCTACCTAAGGGTAAGGCTGAGGAATACCTCAACAGTACCATGAATAAGTATCGTAATAAGATTGTATATGATCCTACTACAGGTAACATCAAAGATGAGAAAGTACATCGCAATGTGATGGAAGACTTCTGGTTACCACGTAGAGAAGGTGGTCGTGGTACAGAGATTACTACTCTTCCTGGCGGTGCAAACCTTGGTGAGATTGAAGACGTACAGTACTTCCAAAACAAATTATACAGGGCTTTAAATATCCCTATGAGCAGACTAACTGAGAGTGATGCATTCTCTGTTGGACGCTCTTCCGAAATCACACGTGACGAACTTAAGTTCCAGAAATTTATTGATCGTTGCCGTGGTAAGTTCTCAACATTATTCTATGAAACACTTAAGAGACAATTGATCCTTAAAAAGATCATAGTTCCAAGTGATTGGGTAAATATCCGTGAAGAAATCGTTGTTGAGTATTCCAGAGATAATTACTATGCTGAACTTAAGGATTCTGAAATCCTGAAGGAACGTATAGAAATGGTTCAGATGATGGACGAATATATAGGTACATTCTGGTCTAAAGACTGGGTACGTCGTAATATTCTTAAGTTGGATGACGAAGATATTAAGCAAATCGCTAAGGATAACGAGAAAGATCCTCTTGAACCAGGTGATATCGATCCAGAATTAGTGAAAGCTACAATATAATACAAAAAGTTTACTGGAAATAAACAATTTTATAAATAATATACAAGGTTGAATGAAACAATATGAGCACAAGAGAATTAATTGACAATATAAAACAGGGTGACGCACAGAAGAGCAATAATACTTTTAATAGTATGATGCATGATAAACTTGTGACTGCCTTAGATGCACACAAACAAGTGGTTGCTTCCAAAATGTATGGAGCGACGACAGATGCTCCGGTAGCAGAGGAACCTGCGGTGGAGATTACGCCACCAGAAGGGGATACTGCAACAGATGCTAACGTTTAAGGAATCATTCAATGATGTATTAGAAGCTAAACTAAAGCTTCCAAAAGGTGAAAAGGTAACCAAGGAATTAACCAAGCTTGGCAAGAAAAAGAATGTGACTGCTGTTATCACAAGCAAGTTCAATCTTTATATTGATGGCGTTAAGCTTGATAAGTATAAAGATCAGAAGAGTGCTGAAAAAGCGGTTAAAGAATTCATCAAATTAATGGGAGCATAATGAAGCTAATCACAGAATATACTCAGAACCAACTTAGCTATTCCATAGAGGAAGCTAAGGGTGGCAAGAAGAATACTTTCTTAGAAGGTGTTTTCATGCAAGCTGAGAACAAGAATAAAAACGGTCGTATATATACTAGAGAAGTTCTTACTTCTGCCGTTGACAGATTTGTAAACGAACAAGTAATAACAGGTCGAGCAGTTGGTGAGTTAAATCATCCTGACGGCCCTTCCATTAATTTGGATAAAGTTTCGCACAGAATTACTGAACTTAATTGGGATGGTAACAACGTGATGGGAAAAGCGCTAATTTTGGATACGCCTATGGGTCAGATCGTAAAAGGTTTGGTTGAAGGTGGTGTGCAACTTGGAGTGTCTAGTCGTGGTATGGGAAGTCTTAGTATGAGAGACGGGGTTAACTATGTTGGGGAAGATTTTATGCTCAACACTATTGATATTGTACAAGATCCATCAGCTCCTAATGCATTTGTAAATGGCATTATGGAAGGTGTTTCTTACGAAGAAGATAGACCTGGTCACTACATTAAGACCATTGAAAAAGGTGAGACAGAAGTGAAAGAGTCTAAGGTGAAGTTCTCGGAAGAGAAACAAACTGCAGGTTTTGGGCATTTCCTCTCTAAACTATAACTCTCATGGGAGAAAAATAATGTCTGAATTAAAAGACGATGTTGTTGAAACAACTGTAGATGAGGTTATTGTTGAGGATACGCAAGTAGAAGCTCCGGTATTAGATATACCTGAAGCACCTCTAACAGCAGCTCGTACAGTATCAGCAATACAAGCTTCTTTGGCAGAAATGTCTAAGGAAGGACTTGACGCGATCTTTGAAGCAGCGGAAAAAGCTAAAGCGAAAGCTAAAGTGGAAGACGATGAAGAAGAAGAGGACGACGAGGGTGATGAAGATGAAGGTGAAGTAGAAGAAGAAGCACCAAAAGAAGTAAAAGGTGGAAAGACTGACGCAAAAGAACCAAAAGCAACACCAACAAAGAAGAAGAAAGTGAAAGCTGACGACGGATCTGAAGGTGATGTAATGGAGAAAGATGCTAAGTTTAAAGAAGACCTTGATGCTCTAGTTAATGACGAAGACACATTGTCTGAAGGCTTTAAAGAGAAAGCATCTACTATTTTTGAAGCTGCACTTGCATCAAAAGTCACTGCTGAGACAGCAAAATTAGAAGAAAGATATACTTCTGATCTAACTGGCGAAGTTGAAGCTATTAAAGAAGATTTAGTTGACAAGGTTGACGGTTACTTAACATATGTAGTCGAAAACTGGATGACTGATAACGAAGTTGCTATTGAGCATTCTTTGAAATCAGAAATCACTGAATCATTTATACAATCACTAGGTCAATTATTTAGTGAGCACCACATTAACGTTCCTGAAGATAAAGGTGACATCTTAGATGCCTTATCTGAAGAAGCTAAAGATGCTAAAGCTCAACTTAATGATGCGACTGCAAATGCTATGGAATTATCTGAGAAAGTTAAAGCTTTCGAACGTAAAGATATAGTTAGTGAAGCATGTAATGGTTTAGCAGTAACTGAAACTGCAAAATTAACTGAATTAGTAACTGGCATAGAGTCAGATTCTAACGAAGACTTTGCTAAAAAAGTAGCAACAATTAAGGAATCTTACCTTAACAAAGACTCTGAAGTACAAACATTAACTGAAGTTGATGCTATCACTGAAGATTCTATAGATGAACCACAAGAAGTTTCTGATCAAATGAAGAAATATCTTAGCGCACTTTCGCGTACTTAATCCATATTTTAGGAGAATAAAAAATGGAAATAAATCAAACAATGTTACAGGAAAAATGGGCTCCTGTACTTGATTCAAAGGAAGCCGGTGCAATCGGCGATCAGCACAGACGTCATGTCACTGCTGTAATTCTTGAGAACCAAGAAAAAGCATTTGCAGAAGAGCGTAATATCTCTGAAGCGGCTGCTGTAAACAATTCGTCTGGCTCGGGCGTAGATAACTGGGATCCAGTACTTATCTCTTTAGTGAGACGTGCTACCCCTAACCTTTTAGCTTTTGATCTAGTTGGCGTACAGCCAATGACTGGACCTACTGGTCTGATCTTTGCTATGAAATCACGTTATTCAACTGCTGCTGGTGCTGAAGCACTATTCGGTGAAGCTGATACTGGTTTCTCTGGTGCTGCTGATGGTACTGCTACAAACTCTGACGATCCTTTCGTTGGTGATTCTGGTGATGCTGACTCAGTAGATGACTACACACCTGGACATGGTAATACTTTGGCTACTGCTGAAGCACAGGTTGCTGCTGCTGATATTCCTCAGATGGCGTTTTCAATCGATAAGACTACTGTGACTGCAAAGTCTCGTGCTCTTAAAGCTGAATACACTACTGAATTAGCGCAAGACCTTAAGGCTGTACACGGACTTTCTGCTGAAACAGAACTTGCGAATATCCTTTCAACTGAAATTTTAGCTGAAATGAATCGTGAAATCATCCGTACTATCAACCTTAACTCTGTAACATCTACTCGTGGCGCTGCTGCTGGTGTATGGAACATGGATGTTGCTGCTGATACTGATGGTCGTTGGTCAATTGAGAAATTCAAGGGACTAGTTCAAGCTATGGAACAAGAAGCTAACCAAATTGCTGTTTCTACAAGACGTGGAAAAGGTAACTGGGCTATTGTTTCTCATGGTGTTGCTGCTGCATTAAATGCTGCTGGCGTTATGGATACTGGTATGGGTGCATTAGGTGCTCAACAAATGGATTCAGACGTTACTGGTTCATTACTTGCTGGTACAATTAATGGTTCTATGAAAGTATATGTTGATCCATATGCTGGTGTTGACTACTTTACTGTTGGTTATAAAGGTGCAAACCCTTATGACGCAGGAATGTTCTTCTGCCCGTACGTTCCATTAAGCATGATGAAGACAATCGGCGAAAATGATTTTCAACCACGTATCGGATTCAAAACTCGTTACGGTATGGCTGACAATCCTTTTGTTACTGCTGGTGCTGGTGCAAACGTATACTACAGAAAACGTAAAGTTCTTAATCTCTAGTAGATTAGCAATAAACGTTTCTAAAGTTACAAAAAGAGATCCCCCTTTATTGGGGGATTTTTTTACTCTATAAATAGTACATGAATTATTTAGTATTATATCAAGGTGGAATGGCAGGTACATGGTTAGCTTGGTTAATTAATCAGCATGCCAATTTTCCTAAATACAATAAACATACAAAAGAATCAGGCCTTGACATTGGTTGTTGGGGAGCAGATTGGGAAACCTTAAATGAAACGTTTAAAGAATCTAGACAGCATGTAATAACTAACTCAAAGAAAGATTGTATAAAGGTAGTTCCTTTCCATGAATTGAGAGCCACTAATGGATACGTCGAACTAAAAACAGAATTAAGAGATTTAGTACTTAGTGAAATAAATCCAGTTAAAATAATATACCCTGTTGTAACAACAATGAGAAACGAATTCGTCGATAGATGGAACACTCTCTATGAAATTGGAGCTATTCAAAAGGATCCTACTTGGAGCAAGTTTGATCTTACTCTTCATGATATAGAAATGGGTTGGACTGAATGGGATTGGTTTGTTGATCAGGAAGAACCATACGGTGATATAGTTAAAATCGATATAGGTAAATTGTTGTCAGGTGATATATGGCAATACTATAAACTGTGTAATGAAATAGAAGAAGAACCCTTATCAAATATACAAGAACTTATTGATGACTACAAGAAATTTTTCGTATAAATATATCATATGCCAAACTATTTAAATCCATCGTCATTTGTAATGACCCTAGACTCTCAGACGTACTCGGGTACAACTTTTACGATTCAAACAATGATGATGCCAGATGTAACTGTCACAGGTGCACCCCTACAATATAAACAAATCAATGTAGGAAGAGCTGGAGATAAGATTGAATTTGGTGCATTTGAAATATCATACCTTATTGATGAAGATCTATTAAACTATAAAGAGATATTCGATTGGTTAAAATCTAATGTAGAAGCAAATCATACAGCAACGAATCATGTACGAGATCTAACTCTTACTATAATGAACTCAGCTAACAACGTAACAAAACAAATCAAATTTGTGGATGCTTACCCGACAAGTCTATCATCCCTACCATTTGATATAACAACAACTGATGTAGAATACCTTACAGCAATCGCATCATTTTCATTCAGCTACTACGTATTCCTATAAGAAAAACTTTATATTATGAGATCATATATTGAGGAATGGATTGAGAAATTCGTTTCAGTTCACAACGATGCACTTAACAGTATACCATGTCCTTTTGCTAAAGCGGCATTAATCAAATACCATGAGACAGAAGATGTAGGTCAGTCTCTATCTAACACACTAAACAACTGGTCAGACGATGCACATGTCGTTGTCATATATACTTCTACATCCAATTACACACCAGAAGAATTAAAAACTATTGTAAAAGACTTTAATAAAGTATCAATGAGAGAAGACATTGTCGCATTAGAAGATCACCCAGATGATGAGGAAATTATTAACGGAGTCAAAATGAATTTTGGCAAATGTATATTAATATTAGTACAAAGACTCAGTGTCATTAATAGAAAAAGCGAATGGTTAAAAGAGCAAGGGTATTATGATAATTGGTCAGAAGAAAATTTAGATGACGTGGTCAACTGGAGATTTAAGTGAGTTATTCATATGCGAGAATCAATCTAGAAAAAACAAATTATAAGAAGATAGGGTCACATGAAATCCTGCTTAATCCTGATCCTAAACAACTAGATGAAATATATGCAAAGTATTGTAATCATCATAAGTTCAATAGTGTCATGCCGCTGTTTGATATTGAGTATACAGAGAATACTATAATAGGATATTATAACGGAGATGTACTTGTAGCATTTAGTATGATAGCTGAATATGATGAACATAATGCTGAGTGTTATCAATTTGCTTGGGACTATGTCAATCCTAAATTACAATTAGGTATACGAAGCTTAAAGAACGAGTGTGCTATGTATAAAGAAATGGGTTATAAATACCTGTATATTGGTGGTGCGGATCAATACAAATTTAAAATAGATGGATTCGAAATAATGAATCCAGTTTCTTGGATAGACGATAGGTGGACAATAGATGGATTCGAACCAATACA